TGACCGCCATGAGCCGGGCATGGATTGAAGCCGGCATGTCACTCAAGAAGGAGCCGGCCGAACGGGTACGCACAAAGCACGTCACTCCGCCCGAAGCGTGGACGGTGTGCACGGGTACGTACCACGAAAACCTCCGCCTGTGCAAGCTTCCTGCTCCCGAAGAAGGCCGCTGCTACTGGTACGGCTTCGAGACCGAAAGCCAGCAACTACGCCCCGTGTTTGCTGCTGTAAGTCAGGAATAAGCCTCCCGTTCCATCAAACAAGCACCATCATCTTTCATCCAGCCAGTACTGCCAAGGGAGTACTGCAGTACTTTCAGGGAAGTACTCAAGTACTGCCTAAGAAGTACTGAAGTACTGACAGGGAAGTACTGGAACCTGCTCTTTCCTCCCTGAAAAGCACTCCGCAAGAGGGGGAAAATCGCTTCGGAACATTAGGAAAATTGGCGGGCAAATTATAACTTTGCCCGAATTTTCAACTAGACTATGTATATATTCCGATCGATTCACGAAATTATCAATACCATTGCGGCGGCCAGGGGACTGCTCACGGAAATGTTCGAGAAACGAAAGACGCTGAGTTTCCGCTATTCCGACGCACTGGCACTGCTCAAGGACGATGAAAACCGGTTGAAACTGCTCATAGAGAAAGAAGTCATCCGCCAGAACGGCAACTTCGTGGAACTGGATGCCCGCTTCCTCGACTTTTTCGAACTGCTCCTCGAAGCGAACGAGGAAATCAACACGGCCATCATCGACGAGAACATTGCCTTCCTGCACGAACTGATGGACTACTACGAGAAGGAGCAGATTGCCTCGCGCAAGGAGAGCTATGTGCGCAACATCAAGATTACCTTCCAGAAGATTGCACGTACCACCATCCGCAACATCATGAACCTGCAAAGCAGCATCGACAATGCGTTCAAGCACGAACCGACTTACCAGATAAAGATTGCCAAACTGGAAAACCTAGACAAGAAGCGGATTCACATCCAGCAGCTGATTGATACTACCGAAAACCTCATCCTGCACGAGGAGCGACGGTTTTTCCAGCAGGCTACCGACGAGGAACTGAACCGCATCCTGCTGGAACTGCGTAGCGAACTCCAGCTCTCGGCCCACAGCCTCATCCGTGCCCAGCAGGACATCATCAACTACCTGAACCAGATTAAGAGCCAGGTGATTCTGGTAGAGAAAATCCGGAAGGTGAAGTACCTGCAAGACCAGTTTGAGCTGCGTTCGCGAAGCAACCTCTCGGAAGTGCTTGAAAGAGAACATTCCGTACTGGTGGAAGGCAGCGTGCCGTCTTCGTTCAAGCTGTCACTGCCCTACCTGAGTACCGACGAGGCACGTCCTGTCATCCTGAAAGTGCTGCGCAACCTGCAGTACCGCGAGATTATCCGCAGCAACGAGGCGGGCGCCTTCAGCGATGAGGACATGGACTCGCAGGCCATGTACCAGGAGGTCATCGACCTGGAGGAAACCCTGAGCGACTACATCCAGGCGCAGGCACAGGCCCGCTGGAACGATGCGTCGGCTCCGGAAGAAGACCTCTTCCACTACCTGATGCACTACACCTTCGCCCGCGAAGTGGACGAGCAGGAACGCACCACCTTGTTCTGCCAGATGGTGTCGCTCTACGAAAACCGTCTCCGCATCAGCGAGGCATTCGGCTTGTATCACCAGTACGAATATGCCAAGGTGTATCCAGCCAACTCGTAACCCATTCATCCCTATACATTTGACTTATGGAACTGAACATACATATACCTGACAATACTGCGGCCTTGTTCGACTGCCTCCAGAAGGGACAGTTCATCAGTTCGAACAGCTGCAACGAAACCGTACGCGACATGTACGACCAGATAGACGACCACTTCGAAGCGCTCTCGGTCTACTTCGCCCAAATCGGCTACACCCTGGAACGGGGCAACGAATACTTTTACTTCTCGCGCGTGGAACCGCGTACCACACTGGAACAGAAAATCATGCGTGCCTACTACTGGATTGACGTGCTCGACCTGTTCAAGACCTACGACGAGACTTTCGGTGCAGGTTTCCGCTTCCAGCCCGAACAGATTCTGGTGGAGGCCAACATCAACGTGATGCTGCAAAACAAGCTCGACGGGCTGCGCAAGCATTTCTCCGACAAGGACGTGCGCAAGGACGTGCTCGACAACCTGATTCGCCAGCTCACCAAGGAGTCTTTTCTGGAGCTGGAGAACGAGAAGACCAACACCTACAAGGTGATGAGTTCCTGGCACTACCTGGAACGCCTGATTGAAAGTATCCAAATTTACGACGACACTGAAACGGAAGACAATGAGAAACCTGAATAGAATCATCTTTATCAACAGCGCCAACATTCCCTATGCCGACGACATTTACCTGGACGGGAATGTGCACTTCATCGGCACGCAGGGAGTGGGAAAAAGTACCGTACTGCGCGCCATCCTGTTTTTCTACAACGCCGACACCCAGAAGCTGGGTATCCCCGTAGAGAAGCAGAGCTACACGGAATATTACTTCCCCTACTCCAACTCCTACATCATCTACGAGGTAACCACCGAGCAGGGAGCGTTCTGCATCCTGAGCTTCAAGTCGATGGGCCGCGTGTGCTACCGTTTCATTGACTCGCCCTACCGCATGGAGTTCTTTGTCGACGAGAACCGCACGGCCTACAGCGGCAACGACCGTATCCGTGCCGCCCTCGACCAGTACGGAGTGGACTACTCACGCATCATCTATACCTACGACGAATACCGTAACATCCTTTACGGCAACGGGGCAGGTCCCGAAATGAGCCGCTATTCGCTCATGGAGAGCAAGCAGTACCAGAATATTCCGCGTACCATACAGAACGTGCTCCTCAACTCAAAACTCGATGCAGAGTTCATCAAGAAGACCATCATCTCGTCCATCAACGAAGACGAGACCGCCATCGACCTGAACACCTACAAGGAGCACCTGAAGAACTTCGAAACCCGTCTGCGCGACATCGAAGAGTTCCAGAAACGCGAAACACAGAAACAGGCCAAGGAAATCACCTCCCTCTCGGCACAGGTATCACGCCAGCAGACCGCTCTCGTGCAGGGTTGCCGCGAACTGGCCGCCACCTACCGCCTTACCGAAAGCCAGTTGCCCAAGGCCGAGGAACAGAAGCACCAGGCTGAGAAGGCACGTACCGCCCTCCTCGCCCGCCGTCAGGAGTTGCAGGAACAGTCGCGCCAGCGATGCGACAAGATGCAGGAGGCACTGGCCATCCTGAACAATGAGTTGCAAAAGGCACAGCAGAAGGAAAAGGAATATGCCCGCCGCCAGATAGAAGAAATCATGGAGCGTTCGGCCCGCAAGGAGGAGTGGAAGAACAAGCAGCAGGGATTGCAGGAAGAGCAGCGCATCCTTACCTCGCACTACACGGAAATCTCTACCAAGTACAAGTCGCTCATCCAGAGCCTCGACGAACAGTGGAACCGCATCCATGAGGCCAAAATCAAGCAGCTAGAGGGACTGAACAACACGTTCAATGCCCGCATCGAAGAAGCCCGCCGTCAGCACGAAGCGGCTACCGAAGCGCTTTACCAGGAATACGAACAGCTCTCGCAGCAACTGCATCCGGAACGCAGCAGCAAGCAGAACGAACTGACCGCCCTCGACTACCAGATGCAGCTGTGCCGCAAGGAGACTTTCTTCGAAGCCGAGCAGGAGGAGCTGAAACACCGCATCCAGTCGTACACGGGTCTGCACATGAGCAAGAAGAACCGCATCAACAACGCCCAGCTCATCATCAAGGAACTCACGCTGAAGTGGGAAGAAGAGTTGCAGAAGGGACTGAAGGAGAAAGACGAGGCACTGATGCAGTTGCAAGCCGAGCACTTGCAACTCCGCCCGCGCATGGACGAACTGGAGACCTTCCTGAAAAACAGCAAGAGCACCCTGCAAGGCTGGCTCAAAGAGCACAAGAAAGGATGGGAAGAAAACATCGGTAAGCTGTGCGACGAGTCCATCCTCTGGCAGACCAACCTCTCGCCGAAGATTGTAGACGAGGGTACGTCGTTCTACGGCATCTCCATCTCCCTGCAGGACATCGAGCGCCACATCCGCTCCATCGACGACTATCAGGCGGAACATGACAAGGGCATCAAGCGACTGGCGGAAATTCAGGCTGAAACCCTCCGTCTGCAACAGGAGAAAGAGACCCTGGAAGAGCAGTTGAAAGCCAAATACCAGCCGCGCATCAAGGAACAGAAAGACGTGATAGCCGTGCAGGAATACGAGCTGGAGAAACTGGAACAGCAGTACCAGAAGGATATGCTCGACCTGGACGACTGGAAGAAGAAGGCGGAAGCCGAACGTACTGCCAAACTCCGGAAACTGGAAGAGGAAAAGCAACGCATCGCCACAGAACTGAAGGAAATTGACGGTAAACTGAACAACCTGAACCGCAAAAAAAGCGAGAAGCTGAACCAGCTGAAGCAGGAATGGAACCGGGTGCAGCAGGACATCGCACACGAGAAGGAGACACAGGCCGGCAGCATCCGTCTGGAGGATAAGGAAGAGCAGCAGCGCATCGCCATGGAGAAAGCCGAATACGAGCGCCAGATGAAGCAGGAACTGCACTCGCAAGGAGCTGACACCGAACGTCTGCAACAGATTAGCAGTCAGTTGCGCGATATCGACCGGGAACTGCAGTTCATCAAGGAGCACGCCACCCTGCTCATCGAGTACCAAAAGGACAAGCGCGACCTTATCGACCACATTCCGGAATGGAAGCGTGAACAGGAGGAACAGAAACGCCAGCTCAGCCAGGAGAAGGACAACCTGCGCCGGGAAACCTCGGGCTTGCAGGAGCAGATTGATGCCCTGAACAAGGAACTGCAGCAGGCTGAAAAGGAAGTGACACAGCTCCAGACCAACCTGGAGGCGTACAGCAAGATTTCGGCCTACGACTGGTACAAGCCGCATCAGGATATTTTCAATCCCGAGAACCCCGTCACGCTGGAAATCCACACGCCGCGCACCTGTCTGGAACTGATTGACGAACTGGGCCGCACGGACAGCCAGTACATGACGCTGCAAAACCGTCTGCGCAAGGAGGTGAACCTCTTCACCGGCCATTTCGACGAGGAGAATACCTTCAAGTTCAAGACCAAGTTTACCGAGGACTGGGAGTATATCCGCTTTGCCGAGGAACTGCACGACTTTGTGGAAGAAAACAAAATCAGCGAGTTCGTCCGCCGCATCAACAACGAGCACTCCGACATCTTCAAGCGCATCAGCATGGATACCTCAATGCTCACGGCTTCGGAAGACGACATTCAGGACCTCATCAGTCAGGTGAACAAGGGATTCCAGACGTGTAACTTCGTGGGCGTTATCCAGTGCATCGAAATGAAGGTGGAAGAAAGTAGCAACCGTGTGGTAAACTGTCTGCGTGCCATCCAGAAGTACTACAACGAGCATGCCTATGACCTCACGCCGGGCACCAATCTCTTCTCGTCGGAAAACGAACAGCTGGTAAAACAGGAGGCCATCGCCCTGCTCCGCGACTTCATCAAGGAGATTCACGCCTACCGCTACGACAGCATCCGCCTGTACGACTCGTTCGAGCTGCGTTTCCGCATCATCGAGAACAACAACGACACGGGCTTCGTGGAGAAACTGTCGAACGTGGGTTCGGAAGGTACGGACATCCTGGTGAAAGCCATGATCAACATCATGTTGCTGAACGTGTTCAAGGAAGGGGCTTCGCGCAAGTTCAAGGACTTCAAACTGCACTGTATGATGGACGAAATCGGTAAGCTCCACCCGAACAACGTGAACGGTATCCTGAAGTTTGCCAACGACCGGAACATCATCCTCATCAACGGATCGCCTACCGAACTGAACCGCGATGCCTACAAGCATGTGTACCTGCTTACCAAAGGAGCGCAGAGCAAGACACGTATCGCCCGGCTTATTTCGGACCAGAAACTGTAGGCTTTTCAACCTGTAGTGTACTAAATAAGTTGACACAATTTATTTAGTACACTACATTCCAAATAATAGAATTTTATTTTACAAATCAGAATTTTATTCTTATCTTTGCCACATGACAATCGAGTGAATCTAATGAGAATATTTACAGAACAAGCTATAAAAGAATATGCAGAAGCGCATCCTGATGCAAAAGTAGCTTTGCAAGAATGGACTACCATAGTTAAAAGAAGCGAATGGACTTGCTTTGCAGACGTAAAAAAGACCTTTAATAGCGTAGATAATGTGGGTAACCAACATTATGTATTCAATATCAAAGGCAATAGCTACAGACTGATTGTAGTGATAAAATTCACTATAAAGTTCGTTTATATTCGTTTTATAGGCACTCATGCCGAGTATGATAAGATAGCTGATTGTTCAGTTTTATAATTAAACAGAATCGGCAATTACCGATCAACCAAGAGCCATGACAAAGATAGAAACAAAAGCTCAATACGATTGGGCAGTAAAAAGAGTTGAGGAATTACTTCCACTGGTCACAGATGAAACCCCTCTGGATAATCCTCACAGTATAGAGTTAGAATTACTTTCTAATCTCGTTGCAGATTATTCTGAGGAGCATTTCGCACTGGGAGAACCAACGCTGGTTGATGTCCTCAAACTTCGTATGTATGAGATGGGACTTAATCAGAAATCTTTAGCAAAATTAATCGGAGTCAGTCCTTCACGCTTGAGTGATTATATTTCCGGTAAATGTGAACCGACCTTGAAAGTAGCCCGCGAAATCAGCCAGAAATTGAATATTGACGCCAATATAGTACTGGGTGTTTAATATGAGTATAGAAAACAGAAAAACCGCTTAATTCACCATGGAATAAGCGGTTTTAAGTCGGAGCCGAAAGCGGGACTCGAACCCGCGACTTACTCATTACGAATGATTATCTAAGAATAATATAAAATCACTGTGTATCAGTTGTTTATAATTAAATTTAAGCTAAATAAGGATACTCATTAGAACATTTTTTCTACTTGAATGCCTTCCCTATCCTGTTGTCGGATACCTATCAAATCTCTAAAGAAAGTATGAATGCTTCAGATGTTTGCTTATCCGATATTGTCATCTTTTGATATTCTGATACTGCTTGTTCTATAAATCCACGCTTCTTTAACACCTTGAGTTTGGAAATAAGAGCCGCAACTTTCTCCTCATCAACGGAGGACATTTGTTTATATACATTGAGACAAAAATCTATTGCAGACTGTAAATCCTCAAGGCCCGTTTCTTCCATATAGAATTTACACGCTTCAGGAACGCGGTTTAATCTTATGAACTTGGAGATTATATACTGCATGGAATCATTGGGGTCAAAATCAATATCATCATAGGACACAGCCTGTAGCTGATATTCATCAATTTTTTCTATATCATCAATCGAGCACCCAGTACGATTCTTTAAAAGCTCCTTAGCTTCGTTTATTCTTTCCTCACGCAAAAGCTCTTCCCTCTCCTTTTCCTTCTGCTCTTGGCAAATGCCTTTATACTCTTCCGAGATAGGATTTCTGTGTTGATTCAAAATTCGATTCTTTTCGTAATCAAACTCTTCCTCCGTCAATATTCCTTTCTCTTTATAGTCGTAAATTTTTTCAAGTAAGTCATACAGAAAGTATCTGTCTTGAGTAGTTTTCTCCAATGTAATAGCAGTCCCAGATGCGGAAACCATAAACATGGATTTGCCACCGCCAGAAACTTCGTCAAAATCCACATGTAAACCGACGATTGCATCTGCATGATAACTTTCAGCCTTTCCAGTCAGTTCCTTCATTACTTCATCGTAAATTGTAGTCAATTTACTCTTGTAGCTTCCAGAACGTCCGCCAAATACATCTGTCAAAGAGGCTGCAATATCGGAAAACAGATTTGTACCTATTACAACATTCGCATTGACTACCCCAAGATATTTTCTTATTGTATATCCTTCTATACTATTTGTTGTTGTTACTATCATAAATCTCTATTTTAACCATTTTGCAACACCACCATGATGAGAGCAAGTTCCTCTACGGCTTTTACTAAAACTATATGTTCCATCTCTGCATAAAGCAGTTGCCCCAGGAGGTGCAGAAGAATAATATGTAGGAGACTGAACTCTCTCACCTCTAGAATTAGTATAATATCTTATTTGTCCTGATGAATGATTTTCAGAAGAATAATAAACTTTTTCTTTTGAAAGATACTTCGTTGAAACATATCCAATATACCCATTATAACTAACAGGAATCCATTTGCAATCACAATCCTCATCAATTAGAACTGCAGTACCTCTAGGAATCTGAGTAATAATAGAAGATGTTACATCAGGAGAATCTCTTAAATTTAGGTTTGCCGTTACATATCTTACTACTTCTTGTGCATGAAATGTGCAGAAAAAGAACAATCCCATCAACAAAGTCAATACTCTTCTCATTCCTTTTTGTTTTTTGATTTATCAAGTAAAGTTTGTGCCTTTTCTAGTCTTGTTATATAACTCATGACATCATATTGAACGAAAGCCCATTTCCCATCTTCATACTTAATACTTTCGTTGGTCTCTAATGCTTGCATTACTTGATTATACATAGAATTATCCTCATCAATTACCATATTGGCTCTTCTCTCATTTTCTTTCATGAAGACTTCTATTGCAATTTTTATAACTCGGATTTCATTCTCATAATCTTTTCTTTTTCTGTAAAGGATAGCAAGTCTCTCGTATGGGTGCTTAAGCGGTAATCTGTAAATGATTGATTTCTCATACACATTAATAGCTTCATCAATCATTCCTTCTTTTTCTAAATCAATTCCAATATTAACAAGCCGAGAACTCTTATCAAAATTATCCTCTATATTAGTATCTTTTGTTGTTTCTTGGAACATGTCATCACTCAGGTTTTCTAACCTCTCAGCCAACTCAACTTCATCCTTACAAAGCACGTCATGAAGGTTTGCTCCATTTGCTGGTCCAACAATCCCAGCTTTCTCAAGTAATCCCATTATCCTTCTTGCCCTATTATATCCTATTATAAGTTTACGCTGAAGAAGAGAAGTACTTCCTTGCTGCTGATTCACGACCAAACGAGCCGATTCTTCAAATAATGGATCTAATTTATGTATCACGGAATCCTTTAAAATATTTTCTTCTCTATGAGACTCATTTTCTTTTAGAGTAGAAGTATTTTCAGATACGTATTTCTCTTCTGATATGTTTATAACTTTATCCGGGATTATATGGATAGGTTCTACTTTATCAGCATTATAGTTTAAATTATTAGCTTCCGTTTTACTATCAGGAATAAAAGCACAACAAATTCCAATTAAGGCGAGTATAGGAAACCAAATCCATGAAGCACTTGTAAGTAACGGAATCATTACTGAAGCCAGTAAAAACAGAAATGTCAAAATAAACCTCAACGGATTGCTATTAATTGCTTCATTTTCTTGTTCACGCTTAGAAGAATAATGTTTATCTCTATCATAGTTACTACTACCTCCCGATATTTTAGTCCGAGAATATATACCAGTTCCTGGTATCCCGGTATTCACATAAACTCCTCTCTTACCCACATTCACTGAAGCTCCACGCGGACCAACAGACCAACTTGTCCCTGTTTTGCTTATGTTTAAATGCACTCCAGGAAGAATCTTCACCCTTTTCCTAAAATAAAGTCCCATATTATTTCATTGTGTTCATTCTAATACTCAATTTTACCAAAGCCATAGCTCTCACAGAAGATAATGGAAAATCTTTGGGTTGGTGGTTTTGATTGTAACTTACCAGTTTTATCCAGTCTTCACCTTTTTCTGAATGCTGGACGTATTTTACAGTTAAGTATTCATCTCCATCCAGATCTATTGACACAAGGTACATTTCTCCAAAGAAAATATGACTCATTTCTAAAGGTACCTCCTTATATGCTACGATGTCACCAGATTTAAGTAATGGATACATGGAATCCCCTTTGACATAAACAGCTCCATCGCATTTAGGGATATTTGGAATATTGATTTGTCCAAGGATATTCTGGTCTTTGTTATCGAAGAGGGATTTCAAGTTTGCAGCAGCTTCAACATCATAAAGGGTTATCAATCCATCTTCTTCAGCTTTTTCTATGCTCTTTGGGTGAAATATTTGAGTAACTTCAGGTTGCTGACGCAATGGAGTTCCGCGACCAGTTAAAATATAATCTGGATTAATATCTTCTCTTGCAGAACATACAGCAGATAATAAATCAGATGGGAGAGTTTTTTCTTTTCCACTTTTAGTCTTTCCTTCCTTTAATTGTGAAAGTTTAGATTGAGCAGATTTAACTCCGTATTTCTTTTCAATTTCGTAAGAAGAAATTCCTGCTTTTTCAATACTTTCAAAAAATCTTTCAATAATTCCCATAATTTTAAAGCTTGTATTTGATACTTTAGAATTATAAAGTATCTTTGTACCGTAACAAGTACGAGGTGTTAAAGGAACAAGTTGGTTAAACATTCCTCCGAGGAGGTTTAATATATACACCCATGATAGCTCGTACCTATTGTGGGTGTTTTTACTATGGTTATTGTTCTTTTATGTTTAAAGTTCTGCTATTACTCTTGTTTATACTTATATGCGTGACTGTGATACTTGTTTGGACAAAAGTATTACTCCCATTGCTTGGCATGGATAAGTATTCTATGTTTTCTAAGGATTCAAAGAGTACTAATGATTCTAAAGACTCTAAGACTTCTATGTCGTCTTATGATGATTTAAAGATTTTGTGTATCAAACCTATGCATCATCAAGAACCTCAAGGACCTAGGAATCCTTTTGAAGAGTCGGATAAAATCATCGACCACGCAAAAGAATCATACCTTGAAATTTTGAAGGAAGAGAAGAGCACTGTCAGAGAAAGAGGTAACTTTCTCCAGTCTAATCCTTAGTTTCCCTTTGAATGTATCATCGAACAATCTGTCTCCATAACGTTTTTCAAGCTCTCTTAACTGGTTAATAATATAATCCACATCTTTCTTATTTTTAGTTTTTTCTGTTGTATCAAGCATCATGTAAATAGACTGTCTTATATCGTCAATTTTACTCAATTCGGTTGCTAAATGCAACAAACGCATTTCCATGTACATCATGGTTTTAGCAGTATGAATTACATGATTGTCGCTTATCTCCTTCAATTTTTCATCTATCTCATTTTTAAGCTCCTTTCTCAGGCCAAACATATTAAATGCAAAAAGGACGGAGATAATCGCCACTATTAAAGAAAGCATGGTCATTATAGTATCCAGCAAAGTCCATGTTATAGGTTCATATTTACATAGCCATAGCATTATAGATATAAAACTTGTCACTATTGAGGCTATACCTAATCCTAACGCCCAATTATCTTTCTTCATATAATAATGTATTAAGAAACCTGATAGTTAAATAATGTTATGTACTTTATAATTCTAAAGCTATTTATTTGATACTTTAGAATTATAAAGTACATTTGCATATCGAAACTTAGATACGAAACAAATATAGTAAAAAACAACTAACCCTCACACGATTATGAAAAAGAATTTATTACACGAGATTATGAGTCTTGCATGGCAGTTGGTAAAGAGAAACGGTTTCTCTATGAGTGAAGCGATGAAATGCGCTTGGGCAAACATGAAGCTGAAAGCTGCCATGAAGCAAAGAATCGTAAAGTTCTACTTCAAAAAGGTAGATGGTTCTGTTCGTGAAGCCTACGGCACGCTGAAAGAAAATCTGATACCAGCCACATCTGGTGAAAGCAGAAAGAAGAATGACACTGTTCAGGTGTACTTCGATACTGAGAGACAAGAATACAGATGCTTCAAGAAAGCTAACCTTTTAAACATCGCCGCATGACTATGACACGCCACGAAATCGAAGAAGAACTTGACGGGCTGTACAAAGACCTGAACTTCGCCTACAACGCAGATGAAGAGACTTTATGCAGGGCTTTCAATGCTGACAGCAAGCAAGAATACATCAAAGTACTTACTGAAGAGGTGGACAAATACGAAGCCCTTCTTGAAGAATACAACCTGCCTGAAGATGATGGCATGGACTACATTAACCTTCAGTTATCACAAGGCATGGCAGTTACACGCTGGTAACTCACCTACCCTGCTGACGGACTGAACGGCAACCGATAGCGAGAATCGGGCAGGGTTCTACTTGATTGGTTCTTTGACATGATGGAAATTTAGGCTTACCGTTAAGCCTGACGTGAAACGGACGACTGAGTAGCGATAACGGCTGTGTGAAAAGAGTATGAGTAAAGGGCTGCACTAAGCAAACGCAGCATACGAATCACACAGATAACAAAAAGACACTTATACGATTGCAGGTGGCCGTAGGTCGGCTACAAAGACAATCTTCACTGATTAGACACCAGCATGAACTATATATACCCGTGGCTTACCAGACCTTTGATAAGCAGTAAGGCAACCACCGGAACGCCCACGGGAACGATATTTAATACACACGGTTATGAAAATACTACTTTTTCTCTGTGCATTGTCCGTTCTGGTAATGCACTTCAATCAAGACCTGTCTGCTATGTACTGGATAGGATTTGTCGGGTTTATAATCACTGGTTTTTCAATCGCAAACAGACTGGACAATGAACGAGCTGCAAGAAACAATAAAAAGCATCTGTGATGAATTTGCGGACATCAGTGCCATTCTGACGGCACGCTCACGGGAACTGGACAGACGGGAGCTATTTGATAAGGAGATAGAAACGGAAATAAAAAACATTAAAAAGAATAGACATGAAAACAAATGAGGAATTACAAGGTATGACGCATGATGAACTCGTGGCATACACACAGAATCTGCAACGAGAATCCGAAGAATACAAAAAATCAATGCTGTATTACATGGAAGAAGAGAAAAAGATTGAATCGAAGTTTGACAACTTCAAGAACATGGTTAAGTCATTAGCTGGCTTAGTAGATTAGTTTTTATGGTTTGAAAATGGGTAGATGCCGGGCTATGAAAGTCCGGCATTTTCATTGGCAGATAGTTCAGGCGGTAGAACACCATGTAAGGGTTAGCATGGAAGTCACGGGTTCGAGTCCCGTTCTGCCAGCAAACAATCAAATACTTAAACTATGGTTAGAGAAATTACAGTAGACGAAAACTACCAAACAGTACGTCTTTTTGACGAAATGAAGAAAGGGGACATTTACAAGGTTCCCTATGACAAGAAACGGCACAACGGAATCAAGCTGGAAGCATCACGCCGCAATCGTGACCTTCGCTTGATCGGGACACTTAAAAACAAAATGGACGTGAAATATCGGGTATCAGCAACAGAGTATCCGGGTTTCTCGGCAATTATCTGCTTAAAATAAAATGCTTATGATAAACGAAGATGTATTGAAAATAGTCTTAAACAACAAGTCTTTCGGGAAATACGAAGCAGCTTCGATAGTAGGCGGTCTCAAAAGGCTGAAAGAATTGTGCGAATCCGGAAGGATAAGATACAAGACCAAAGAAGGCGTGCCACACAGCAGATGGGCTTGTAATGCCTGGGACGTGATAAAACATGCAAAATTGATGTATTAAAACCAATTATTATGGAAGAAAAGCCAAATCTATATCAGAAGATACAGCTTGTCTCAAATGAGATAAAAAATATCGAAAAGAACCTGACCGTAGGCAAAGGTAATTATGCCTACAAGGCAGTACAGGACATTGATGTCACCTTGGAAGTGAAAGAAGCCGAGTCCAAGCATGGCCTTGTCAGTATTCCCATTAAGCAGGAACTTGTTAAATCGGAAATAATTAGAGTTGTCAAAGAAGGTGGAGGGGAATCCATCAACTATATGGACATCATAAAAATGACCCTACGCATTATCAATCTGGACAACACATCAGAATACATAGACGTGGAAAGTTTTGGGCGTGGACTTGACCCAGGCGACAAGGGATTTGGAAAGGCTTCTACTTATGCCAGAAAATACGCTTTACTTAATGCCTATAAGATTGCTACAGGTGAAGACCCTGATGAAAACAAATCCAAAGTGCAAACCCCTGCTACAGTAGATGAAGTGAAAAATATTGTCGTTGATTACATGATGACCGACAATCAGTTTGCGCAGAACATACTGTCTTATTTCAATGTAGGAAGTGCTGATGACATGACAAGCGAACAGCTTAAAATGGCATATAACAACCTCAAGAAGAAAGGAAAGATATGACAGAAACCATGTACATAGGAAGCGGTGACGTTCATGCCTTGATGAGTGGTAAGAATACGAAATCACATATCGCCCTCATGCAGCGTTTCGTCAGCGGGATAAAGCCTTATTACAATGCTTTTGCCAGCCCTATAGATGCTTTACGTACGGGAGCCATTCTTGAGAACAGGTATCTTCTCACTTTGCCTGACAACTACTTTACTCAGTATGTTGTCAGGTCAGATGAAATGAACGTGTTCAAGTGCAGCCTGGACTTTGCTTGTATCGATAAAGGAAAGTTAACTGATTTTGATGAATTAAAGACTCTTTATCTTTCAGATTACCTTGATTTTATTGAGCCTATCAAGCATGACAACAAAGCTTTAATCGAATACGTCAAGAAGAAGCATAAAGCTTATTATTATCAGGTTCAGGAACAACTCTTTTGCACTCATCTTAAAAGCTGTAACCTTGTTTTTCTGTCTGTAACAACCTACGACGACGAAGCCAACTGGCATCGTAATATCCTTCCCAATGAGTATTGTAAAATCCGTATCACTCGTGACGAACAGGCAATTGCAGAAATAAAACGACGTGGACAGATTTTCCAACAGATAAAAGATTTTTATTCAAACTAATATGGCAAATCAAATAACTGGACGGCTGGTCTATATTGGCCAGCCCCAAGAAATCCCATCCAAAAGCGGTGGCAACCCGTTTGTGAAACGTGAATTTATTCTTGATGCCACAACCTATGACCCCTATACAGGTGAACGAAGCCAGTACGAGAACATTCTACCTCTTGAAGTAAGTGGTGACAAATGTGCCGAACTTGACCAGTTCAGAACCGGTGATGTAATAACGGTTTCCTTTTCCCTCCAAGGTCGGGAATGGACAAATCAGGACGGACAACTAAAACGTATGGTGTCCATCCGCTGCTATAAACTGGAAGGCCGTCAGCCAATGCACCAGCCAGCATCCGTGCCAGCACAGCAACCGTCACCGACACAAACGCCAACCATGGCACAGGCGTTTCCACCTGATGTAGATGCGAATGGAAATCCCAAAGATGACTTACCGTTCTAGCCTATGAGCATATTCAATCTGAAGAATGAATACGATATACCCAAGTTCAAGGCTTATGTAAACAAACTGTTCCAGGAGCGGGCGGTTGTGGAAGTGAGAAAGAAGCTGCCCAACCGCACGCTCGCCCAGAACAGATACTTCTATTTGCTTCTAAATTGGTTCGCAAGTGAAACAGGTTATAGTGTAGAGGAAGTTAAAATCGATATTTTCAAGAGGTTATGTAATAGGGATATATTCGAGAAAGAAAAGACGAACAAAAAAGGAAAGATTATAAAAACTTTGAGAAGCTCGTCTGAACTGAGTACGGGAGAAATGACTCTCGCTATTGAAAGATTTCGGAATTATTCTAGTGCTAAAGCAGGAATATATTTACCAAGTCCTAACGAGAATGAGTTTCTATTACATATTCAACAAGAGATAGAAAAAGATAAAGAATTTCTAAGCTATGGGGATGGGTGAGAATTGGAAAGATATATCCGGATATGAAGGTTTATATCAAGTATCAGATATGGGACGGGTTAAATCTATATGCAGTCATGTAAGGCTTCAAAATGGCGAGTTAATGAAAAAGAAACCACATATTTTGAAACCACAAAACAGATGTGGATATAGATGCGTAAATCTATTCAAAGATGGAAGTATTCATACAGTAAACATTCATCGTTTAGTGGCTGAATCTTTCTTGCCTAATCCTCATAATTATCCAGTTGTAAATCATAAAGATGAAAACAAAACAAACAACAATGTAGGAAATCTTGAATGGTGTAGCCATGCTTACAATCTTAATTACGGTACAGCTAAAAGACGTAGAGCTATATCGCAAGGAAAGGTGGTTCTTCAATTGGATAAAAATGGAGTTTTGATAAAACGCCATTTAACATTGATGGATGCTTATAGAGATACTGGTGTAGATTACCGAAATATTTCACTTTGCTGTTATCATAAAAGAAAAACTGCTGGTGGATATTGTTGGAAGTTTGAATAATAAATTAAATCGAACGTAACAAAGAGTTTATTTGACTATGGACAAATTTTTAGGACAAGACATCCCTGAACAGGAACGATGGCAGTTCCTTCAGGACAACGCCGATGCGGTAGAGAAAATCGGATATACTCACCGATTCACCCCCGAAGAACTGGCTCAGAAGAAAGAGACTTTGGCCGAGGTATCAATCACCATCAACGATGTTGAGTTGGAGAAGAAAGAGGCTATGGAAAGCTTCAAAGAACGATTGAAGCCTTTGAATGAAGAAAAGCAGGAACTTTTGGACCACATCAAAAGAGGTTCGGAGTTCGTCGAGAATGAAGAATGTGCAAAATTCCTATACCATAAAGAAAAGATGGTAGGATTCTACAACAAGTTAGGTGAACTGGTTTATAGCCGCCCAATCATGCCACAAGAAATGCAGAAGACAGTATTTAGTATTAACCGTAAAACTGGAACAGAATCATGAGTGAAAACAAAATCAATTTGGTAGTACCGAAAGAGTACAATGGTACCCCCATCGAAGTAGTATTGAGAGAAGGTAAAGCATCCGTAGCCCTTGACCCGAAAGAACCGGAGAGAGTAGTTATCAATGGAACGATAGAAGCACCCTTCAGATGGCTGGAAAAGCGTGTCGAACTGATTAATCAGAAATCGGCCAATATCATTGTGAACCGTGATAAGATGTGTCTGGCTTTGACTATTGATGAAACCAATTATTACCAGACAGTAATTAGTGGAGTTTTACAGGCTTCAAAGGAAATGCAGGAGTTCGGTATCAATGCGGAAAGGAAATGGGAACCTATCAAATTGTCCCAGTTCTTCAAGATGCACCGTGCCTTCTTCAAGGATAAGTCTGAGAACATGATGCTGGTTTCTACTTTGAAGAATTTCAAGGCGAAAGTAAACCAGGATATAGAACGTAGTAAAGAGGAAAACGGAAACAAGACGGATAACTATTCTCAAGTGGTTGATTCCAATCTGCCAAAATCGTTCAAACTGAATATCCCTCTTTTCAAAGGTTTTGCCTGTGAAGAAATCGAAGTTGAAATCTACGCCGATGTGGACGGACGGGAAGTTTCCCTTTCTTTGGTTTCTGCCGGTGCGAATGAGGCCATTGAAGAATACAAGAATAAGGTGATTGACAAACAGGTTGAAGCAATCAAAGGTGTTGCACCTGACATCGTAATCATTGAGGTGTAACAATGAGAAAGCAAATTTATTTAATTCTGTTTCTGGTAGTCGGAGTATCTATCGGAAACAGAATATTCAATCACCTCAACGCTTGGCTGGGCGTGGTAATAATATCAGCCACAGTGATTTATTTCGTTTATAAACTAATTAAAAATTTGAAGAATGAAAAGATTGATTAATCTAATGTTGGTCTGTATGACCTTAGTGGTATTTGCTTCATGCGAAAGAGTAGCCCCTAATTATGCCGGTGTTCTAATGGAGAACTATGGGAAGCAAGGAAAAGAGGATTTTAAGGTAGTGTCCGGTAAAGTTTCCACTTGGGAATGGGGCACTGAATTGTTTCAAGTTCCATTGTTTGACCAAAGAGGGGAATTTGCTGAACCTGTCACATTGAAGGCTGCTGATAACACTGAATTTAACGCACGTCCTACTTATTCTTATAAAGTTATCAAGAATAGAGCTATAGATGTTGTATTCGATAACAAACATATAGATAAAGCTGATACAGAATCAGGAAAAGACGGGTTTATGCAAAGCCTTGAAGATAATATACTTGAACCTCGTATTTATGATTTAATCAAAGAAGAAAGCCGTAAGCACAAGACAGACAGTTTAATGGCTGACGGTGGTTCTCTTCTTTTTGAAAAGCGGTTGGAGCAGATTGTGGATAAAGAATTTGAGAAAAGAGGGCTTCAATTGCTGACTTTTTCTGCACAGCTTGAATTTTCAAAGGCTGTGCGTGAGAAGATTGATAGTCGTAATGAGGTGAATACCAATATATCTGTATTAGACCAGCAGATTGCAGAGCAGAAGAAACGCAACGAATTGGAGCAATTAAAAACAGAACAGGCTATCATTCAATCACGTGGGTTGACTAAAGAAATACTCTATAAGCAATTCATAGATAAATGGGATGGCCGTACACCACTTTATGGAATTGCCCCTGAGTTTTTAAAAATAACGAAATAGCATGAATAAACGCCCGGAAAGACGGGCATACGGGCGCAAGCACAGGACGTGCTTTAGTATGGAGTAATTGCGCAATATCTCCATACACTTGTCCCATTGAATTAGCTAATATATGAGCAAGTAAAACCGTGATGGTTGGGCGGGTTCGATTCCCGTTGCGTCCACAACCAATAATGGAATTATTATGAAAGAAGAACGGAAATTAACATTTGGGAAATACAAAGGACAAGAGATAAAGTATATCATACTTACTCATATTGGTTATATCATGTGGTGCTTTGAGAATATCAACTGGTTTAAGCTGACAGATCAAGAACAGGCTTTATATGATGCGATAGCCATAATGATTAAGAAGGAACGCTTGCCAATGACTTTTCCGGTTGAAATGATGTATAAGCATATAAAAGACAGAGAGTCATATGAAAAGTTAAATACTCCATTTACATTCAATTATGGATATATATCTTTAAGAATGTCTGAAAAGGATAATCCAATATTCAACAGTATTGAAAAATACATTACACACAAAATACGCAGAAATAGTACGAAAGAATGTTCGTCATTCGAAAGTCTTTCAGGAGATTTGACTGGTCTTTCACATAGCATGAATAAAGAAATAGAAAAAGCTCGGCTTAATGGTGAGAGTGATGAAGAAATATATGGTTATTGGGGTAGTATGAATGATTATAAGGCTTTATAAATATGTATTACATCAAGAAACCTAAAAAGAAGAAAGAAAAGCCTTTGCCGTTATTCGATAAGGCAGGTATCAAGATTAAAAAGAAGCCGGATTTAGTGGCCAAACTCGACAAAGTTTTCAGCCGCTATATCCGGCTTCGTGATTGTATGCCGAACGGGTATTTCCGTTGTATCTCATGCGCCCAGATAAAGCCATACGAACAGGCAGATTGCGGACACTTCCATTCGCGCCGCCACATGGCTACACGCTTTGACGAGGACAATGCCCACGCAGAGTGCCGGGCGTGCAACCGTTTCAGCGCAGACCATCTGATACATTACGAGAAAAACTTGAAATCAAAAATCGGTCAGCAACGCTTCGACAAGCTGGCATGGAGAGCAAGCCAGGCGAAGAAATGGACTGATTTTGAATTAATAGAACTCACCAAGTATTACAAGGCTTTGGGAGACAAACTGAGTAAGGAGAAAGGATTATGAGTTATGTTTTACGGGATTACCAGCAGAAGGCCAGTAATGCTGCAGTCAGCTTCTTTGCTAACAGGGCCAAGAAGAACAATGCCATCATGGTACTGCCTACCGGAGCCGGCAAGAGTCTTGTGATAGCCGACATCGCCAGCCGTCTTGAAGGGCACACGCTAGTATTTCAGCCCAGTAAGGAGATACTAGAACAGAACTATCTGAAGCTCTGTTCGTATGGTGTTCTGGATTGTTCCATCTACTCTGCCTCATTCGGGCGAAAGGAGATTTCAAGAATAACTTTCGCCACTATCGGAAGCGTAGTCAACCATCCGGAACTTTTCCAGCATTTTCAGAATATCATCATCGACGAGTGCCATCTGGTTAACCCGAAAGACGGAATGTACAAGAGATTTCTTTCGATGCTGAAATGTAAAGTTCTTGGATTGACGGCTACGCCTTACCGGCTTTCATCAAGCAGGGATTTCGGCAGTATGTTGAAGTTCATCACACGCACACGCCCGTGCGTGTTCTCTGAGGTAATCTATCAGGTTCAAATCTCTACTCTATTGGATATGGGGTATCTTTCGAAGCTGAACTATTATCCGATGAATCCTTTGGGATGGAACGAACTTAACCTGAAGGTGAACACTACCGGAGCCGACTACACGGACAAGTCTGTAGTGAAAGAGTATGAGCGTATCGACTTCTACGGGTTTCTGGTGAGCATCGTCCAAAGGCTTATGAATCCCAAGAGCGGTGTAAAACGAAAAGGTATATTGGTTTTCACCCGTTTCTTGAAAGAAGCAGAACGTCTCACCTGGTCCATTCCCGGAACAGCCATCGTTTCAGGAGAAACACCGAAAAAAGAACGCGAACATATCCTTGAAGCGTTCAAGGCCGGAGAGATACCCGTTGTAGCCAACGTAGGTGTACTTACTACCGGATTTGACTATCCTGAACTGGATACGATTGTCATGGCCCGTCCGACAATGTCACTGGCTCTTTGGTATCAGATAGTCGGTCGTGCCATCCGTCCGCATCCTAACAAGGAGGCTGGCTGGATCGTTGACCTTTGCGGGAATCTGAAACGATTTGGCGAAGTCAAGGATTTACGCCTGGTGGATAGCGGAAACGGTAAATGGGCCGTGTACTCCAATAGCAGACAGTTGACTAACGTAAGATTCTAAGATTATGGAAGGATATATAAAACTAAGCCGCAAGTTCTTCTCGAATGATATGTGGAATGAAGCCCGGACTTTTAGCAGTTGCGAAGCGTGGCTTGACTTGATTCAGTCAGCACGATTTGAGGCAACGCCCCGTATGGAGAGTATCGGAGGTCGAGAAGTCTCTTATACAAGAGGACAATATCCTGCATCCATAAGATTCTTATCAAAGCGTTGGAAATGGTCTGAGAGGAAAGTACGGACGTTTCTTGCCTTTCTGAGAAGAGAGAACATGATAACTCTTTCCAAAGAACAAGGAATGAATGTAATAACCTTGGTAAAGTACAATGAGTATAATGGCTCAGAGTCTGACACAGTAAGTGACACAAGCAATGACACAATGAGTGACATAAATATCATTCAGGAAATCAATAATTTACGGATGCAAGTGACACAGCTAATGACACAAGTGGCGACACAGCAGGTGACACACCCTGCCAAAGAGCCAGAAAAGCGACACACGGGTGACACAAAGCAAATAAAGGAGAAGAATATTATTAAAGAAACTACTACTAACGTAGTAGCAAAGAAAGACGCGGCTAAAGCCGCTACTCTCTCTAGGAAAGAATCCTTCTACCAGTCGTTAGTCCCTTATGTCAGTCAGTACCCGAAAGAAATGATTCGGGCTTTCTTCGATTACTGGAGCGAGCTTAACAAGTCAGAAACCAAGATGCGCTATGAACTGGAAAAGACCTGGGAGCTTCCAAGACGGCTGGCGACCTGGGCCAGTCGTGAGAAAGTGCCTTCAAAAACAGATGTAGGCATAGTTCTGAAGGATAATTCACCGGGAAAATACAAGAAAGGCTGGTAAACATGGAACAGATAAATTTTCAACAGACAATCGAACGGCTCAAAGATACGGGTTTCTCCCCTATTCCTAACGTCGTAAAGATAACCGTTCCGGATGCCAAAAGAGTTCTCTGGGCCGGTATCAGGTACTTCACTGGAGAAAATGCCAGATGGCTTCCTGAGTACGAAGAAGTGGCAGGCTGGCTGGCCGGCAATGAAGGTCGCGGACTTCTGTGTTTCGGCAACTGCGGACGCGGAAAGACCCTTATCTGCGGAAAGATTCTTCCTTTGGTTCTTAACCATTACTGCCGCAAGGTGGTAAGCTGCTACGATGCACAGCAGATGAATGCAGATTTAGACGCTGTGAAGCAAAAACACATCATCTACGTTGACGATATAGGAACAGAGAATCTTAGCGTCAAATACGGCGAAAAAAGGCTTGCATTCGCTGAGCTGGCAGACGAAGCCGAGAAGAAAGGAAAGCTTCTTATCCTGACCACCAATCTCACGATAGACGAGCTGAGAGAGAAATATGGGGAAAGAACCATTGACCGGCTGAGGGCGATAACGAAAACCGTCCTCTTCAGCGGTGAAAGTCTGAGAAAATGATATGAAAATCACAATCAACTGGGTAACTCGTGACTGGAACCTGATCAGGAGGTTACGTGAGAAATACCGTCTCCCACAATACATGAACGTGAACGGACTCACAGAAGCAGAGGTTGACGAGGAGACATTAAGCAATCTCCGCAAGGGTGAGCCAAAGTATTTAATCATCAGAAAAGTAGAGAAATGACAAGACAAGAATCAGAAAGAAAGCTCAATGAACTGAGAAAGAAGTATATCGCCTTGATTTCATCCATGAACTTTGCCAAAGCACAGAAAATCAAGAACAAGATTGACTCCCTTGAAAGAGAGGTGGAACCGCATTCCTTGGGAGAACTTCTTCAGGACTATACCCCGGAGTTCAAGGTAGAAATGCTTCGCAAGATGCACAAGCTGTTCATCTATTCAGACTTACTTGAGGGTGCGGCACTGGAGTTCCAGTCTGAACTTGAATCAAACGGAATAGATGCTCAGGTAGTTTTTCAGGTGAAACGCGTACTGAAAGAACTGAGAAGCATAGTACGAATACCGGATGAAGAGAAAAACGCTTCATTGTCTGACAACTTTGCCGGGATGTGTGATGAAGCCGGACTTGTAGTGAGTAACATAATCAACAAATATCTTGCAAAATGATAACGGAAAATGACCCAATGCTTCCACGTAAAGTGGATTTGGAGAAGAACCCTTCTGGAACCGAACTGAAAATCGCCCAGCAGCGTGAACGTGAAAAGCATGGAAGATATGTTTCGGTTCCTGGAGACAAAACGTATACACGTATTTTCGTGCGTGATGGTGAGGATGCGGAAAAGAAGATAGCCACATACTTAGAAAGAATCAACAACCGGCCTCAAAAATGGAACTGATATGGAAGACGTAAATAAAAAAATATTTATAGAATACGTATCCCACTTGTATAGTACCGATAAAAGCTATGAAGTTATTGGTAAAAGCATTAAAGCTGTAAAGTTATTCCTTGAAAGTGATTATCAGGTGAACCGTAAAGGATACAAGGCTTATATCAGAGAAAATGCAGTTGAATTATCTGATAAGCCATACATTAAAGATGCTCTATGTGGGTTCCTTAATTTTCTTGGTATTGGATATTCACGCACACGAAAGGAGAAATCAGTTAAACCTCTGGAGAAGCTAAGCGATGTTTCTGAAAAGAACATGAAACTGATGAATGAATTTGTGTATTACCTTACGCAGGATGAAGATTACTCTCCACACACTCTTGAAATATATTCATTTTCAATTAAGAAATATTTCGAATACGCCAACGAGGTATCAGTTGACAATTACAAGCGTTTTGTACGGATGCTGGAGGATGAGGGATTGTCTCCCAGAACAATACGCCTACGAATTACCGCACTTGAACGTTTCAGCAAATGGATGAAAAAGCCAATAGAGTTGAAGCGCCCGAAGTTCAAGAAGGAGTTGAATACGGAGAATGTTCCGACAGAAGCCGAATACAACCGGCTGCTTGAGTATTTGAAAACTTGTCCTAACAGGGACAGGTACTTCTTCATCAAGATACTGGCTACAACCGGGGCGAGGGTAAGCGAGTTCTTCCAATTCAAATGGGAGGACATCCTTTCCGGTGAAGTCACTCTAAAGGGAAAGGGAAACAAGTACCGGAGATTCTTTTTCAGCAGGCAGTTACAGGCGGAAGTAAAAGCATACGTAAAGGAGAGTCACAAGACTGGATATGTCGCAGTAGGTAAGTGCGGAAGGTTGACACAGAGAAGCTTGTGCCAATCAATGAAAGACTGGGGCGATAAGTGCGGAATAGATAGAAGCAAGATGCATCCTCATGCTTTTCGGCATTTCTTCGCTAAAATGTATCTGAAAAAGAACAATGACGTGGTACAGTTGGCAGACCTTTTAGGACACGGAAGTATTGATACGACAAGAATTTATTTACAGAAAAGTTATGACGAACAAAAAAAAGAATTTAATCGAAGCGTTGTATGGTAGCTTCATGTTCATGGATAACCTTCCGGAATTGATAGACCGGGAAAACATTTACGATGAGACCGGACATGTGGATTTGGAGTTTATGACTGCAATCCTGCAATGGATGTCAAGGATGGCAGAAATAAGTGTGAAAGTACAGAAGTCGTTGAACCGTCTGTTGGGGTGTGACGAACTGGAGCAGAACAACAAGCGCAATAAGGATGATTCTGGAAGTAAATGGAGTGTTGAGGATATTCTTAAACATTGTACGCTTGAAAATAATGTGATGAAACTTCCTCAAGTACAATTTAATAAGAAATCATACGCAGAAGCTAAAAAATGGATTGAAGAAGCCGGAGGTAGCTGGATGGGTGGCAAGGTGCAAGGATTTACATTTCCATTTAATGCAGAACGAGTATTCAATATTCTTCATGAAGGTAAGCGGTGCAATTTACAGCAGGACTTCCAGTTTTTTGCAACACCTCCAGAAGTAGCCGACTGGCTGGTTATGTTGGCCGGTGGTGTGCACGATGATGAAAAGGTTCTGGAACCCAGTGCTGGTACTGGTGCTATCATAGATGCGATTCATCGAAGCTGTCCGGACGTAATTGTAGATTGCTATGAACTTATGCCTGAGAATAAAGAAATTCTATCGAAAAAGGATAATATACGTATTCTTGGAGATGACTTCACGAAGTGTGATATTGCACAGTATGATAAGATTATAGCAAATCCACCATTCAGTAAAAATCAGGACATTCGGCATGTAAGGCGTATGTATGAGTGTTTAAATCCCGGCGGTGTCCTGGCTGCAATAACTGGTCCTCACTGGGAATTTGGAAGTGAATCTGAGTGTAAGGATTTTAGACAATGGCTGGAGGATAATGGAGGGAAGAAATTCGAGATTGAAGAAGGCACTTTCAAGGAAAGCGGAACTGGAACTAAAACTATAGCAATAGTAATTAATAAGTGAGATGGGAAAGTTAAAAGTGTATTATGGATGGGCAAAGATAGGTAAGATTCGCAAGAAACGTGCAATATCTGTCATATTCGAGAATGAATGGCATGGTTGCAGGAGCGACCGAGGACAAAGGATTTTGAGAGCAGCCCAGGAAACAGTAATAGAGCGATACCAGGATGCGGAAGAAGAGAAAGCTGCAAAGGATTGTAGCCGGATATTTACTGAATACAGCTTGTTCTTTGACGAAAAGCCAATAAACGGAAGCCTTAACAAGATACTCCAAATGAACAGTGAGGCTGATAAGAAACATGTATCTAAAGAAATGCGTGATAAGATTGCTGAAGCCTTACGGAAAGCTTTTATGCAGACGAATCGCAAATACAGAGAACCAGGTTGGCAACAACTTGAATTGAGCTTTGAATGATATGGGAAAGCAAGAAAGTTTGAGTGATTATTATCAGTTCGCAAAGGATTTGGCCAAAGCTGAAAAGGAGCTGAAAATCGAGAATTGGGTGCAAATCAGCATCTGCTACGGTTACGGCCATCAATCTGTCACCCTATACACCTACGACCTTCCTCGTGAAGTGTACGAAAGAAGGATGTGGGTAATCAGATGGAGGGTGGCCAGACTGCAATGCCAGTATCCGAGGAATGATGTGTACACTTCTTTTTACTACTACGACAAGCGTTCAGGAGAGTCGCTTGAGGTGAGTTCCTGCCTATCTAAACTGATTTCTGCAAAAGCCCAGATAACAAAAGCAGAACGCAGGATGAATGAATACATAGAACACAACCGTAAGAACAATCTGTTCTTTGACGAGAACACGGATGAGGAGCTGGTTAAGTTTAGAGAGAAACTGGAGCGCAAGAAAATCGAGTGTGCTGAGTGTGAGAAACGATTAGAATTATTAGTTGAAAGAAGGAGAAATAATCAATGAAAGAAACTCAACTGTCTTTAAACTTGGATTATGGAATTAGTAAAGAACAGGCTTGCATCCTTTGTCATTTATCCTCTGAGTGCGCAGGATGCTGTGTGAAATGCAAGGCTGAGAATAAAAGCGGAACTTGTCAAGGGCAGAATTGTTCAATTCCATCCAGAGACCATGACGGACAAAGGTGGAACGCATGGATGCACATTGTTTCTACTTCGCTTCCTGAACTCAAACGATTTATACCAGTGAAATACAGAAAACATTTAAAAACAAAAAAGTGATATGGCAAACATTGTAAAATTGACCGGATGCAAGGAGGTTTCGCATGATATATATGCTTACTTCACTTGTGATGCTGAAAAAGCATTGAAGGCTTTGGAACTTGAGATACCGTGTACTGGAGCAAATAGCACTGGAGCATACAACATTTACTTTAATGATGTGGGAGAAATTATCTGTGAGTACATGACGTTCTGCGTTACACGTGAGTTTAAGAAGGTTTCATCCATACAGGATGCTGTTGAATGGATGGATAAGAAAATGAATGGAAATGAGTAAAACAAAACTATATTACCTGTTCCTGGCAGTCATGTGGTGGCTGCTGGGATAGGTGGAAAGGAGGAGCTATGAAACAAGTAAAAGTGAAAATTGAAACAACTGTTGAAACCATGTTAGGCGATAAGCCTGTTAATGAAGTTCTTGGTGATATTGCAGATATATGTCACACATCATTGGAATACTCAACATCAAAAAATGAAGGGTGTGAGACACTCTATGAGGACCAAGAATATGAAGATTACAGAAATGACATGGAGGACAGGGTGTCTGTTCTTGAAGGAGCACTTTTTCGCATATTGGATTTACTGGAGGATTAAAAAAAGACTGCCCTAGAATTAGAGCAGTCTTTAAGTGTGGGCAGATAGGGAATCGAACCCCTTGTAGCGCTATTAAATTTCAGGTCATGAAGTTCCAGCTCATTTCATTCAAAGTCGAGTACTGCCCAGCGTGCTACAAACCCACCTCTTTAAAAGTTTTCCAAAACTATCCATATCGTTTAAGTTTTTTATGAAATTATACGCGCTAATCTCAGCCATTGCAAACTGGAAAAAGGTAGGCAATGAGCAACCAAAAGAATGGACTGAAATCAAGCATAGCCCTACGTTTAACCTTGATTATAGCGCAAATATAATGTTTGAATTTAAAAATAACAAAAAATGAAAGCAATATCCATCAAACAGCCGTGGGCGAGCCTAATCGCTCACGGTATCAAAGACATCGAGAACCGGACTTGGAAGTGTCCTCAGAAGTACATTGGACAAAGAGTGCTAATACATGCAAGTAACAGTAAGGGAGTAGGTTGGATAATGAACAGTGAGCAAAGAGTACAAATTCTAGTTCATCCTTCAGAATTAGCAGGTGTAGACTGCAACAAGTTACCTCGTGGTGTCATTATCGGCAGCGTGGTAATAGCTGACTGCGTACAGAACCATCCTTCAGTCTGGGCTGAGAAAGGTTGCTGGAACTGGGTGCTGAAAGATGCAGTACTATTTGATAAGCCGATTCAAAATGTGAAAGGAAAACTTGGTTTTGGGGAGTATAAAATAAAAGTTCCAGTTTCCTTTATATCAAACAAGGAAATCTATGACTATTTGATGATATAATCAAATGCTCTGTCTAAACATTTATTTATATCATCTTCTGTTAATATTAAATGAAATCCACTATGGTCATGCCCAGGTTTTATTTGAATTTTATTGATAGTATCGCTTGAAGGAATTCTAATAATATATGATATATCATGAAATGTAAAGGAATTAGCTGAAACATCTGGACGGATATATAAAAACACATTTATACAGTTTAATAAATCCGATTTTGACAAGCTTAAAATATATCTCCTGATATCTGTATTTGAGTAACCTAATAGTTTAAACATTGCAATAGTATAAGTTAGAGGAGACTTTGTATTAAATTCCGTAGTGCCTGATTTGTAAATATCTTCTTGAATATATAAATCTATTCCGTTTAAAATCGTATTTACATCTCTTACTGACAATGAATCAAATTTGTTGTTAATTTGTTTTGAAATATGCCTGATAGATTCTTTTGTTATGCAACATTTTTCAGATATAACTTTATATAAATATTCACGTGCTATTTCATCTATAGAATAGAAAAATGGTTGATGGGATGTGAATTTGTTGATATAACCATCATAGTTAGCCTCTTGTCCATAAAAATGCTGGAAAATACTTTTAGTTTTATTATAATCAAATACTGTTATGATATTGTTAAATCCAAATTTATTTGGCAATAATTCTGAATATGTAGTATCTTCTTCTTTTTGAGTACTACTGTTTTGATATTGGTATACTCTGTCAATATGTGCAGAGAAAATATTTAAAATTCTGAATAGATGAGCAGGATCCATACGGTCCAAGTCTTCGATGATTAAAATAACTTTTTTGTTGTTGCTTTTACAGAACCATTGAATATTATCAATTATAATTTGAGTGATTAAATCAATCTCATAAGGACTTCCTATTCTCTTTGAAAAAGATTCTAAAAAGGTTGCTATAATTTGATTCTCATCTTGGCTTTGAATTGCGTCCTTATATTCTTTATATTTTTTAGCCATCTTTTTCGACCAATTTAAAGCATGGTATCCAGCTAAGAAAAGAGATGCTGTTTGTTCTGGAACACCTAGACTTGGTAGTATTTTTAATAGATTACCCAAGAATGAGTCAGAATTCTGCATAATAAAGAATTGGAATATTAGTGAATCAGGGATTTCATAAGATGGCTCTATCATTTTCTTTGAAACCATTTGTATAAGAATATCTCTTTTAATATACTCAAAAACCTCTTTATTATCAGCTATCTGATAATTAACCGGATATATGGTAATAAATTCATAACTATCTCCATATTTCTTTTTGAATTCATTTAAAAAGTATGTTTTCCCGTCTCCAAATTTGGCTGAGAAAACGGTACGTTCGTTAATATCAAGATGGTCTTTGAAAGATTTAAGTTCGTTTTTTATTGGTATAAGTTCCATAACTATAAGTTTGTATCGTTTCAACAAAATTATAAGTAAAATATGAGAATCAACAAATAAAAATAAATAAGTTATAAACACATAATCGTGATTATAATTCTAGACAAATCATAATGGGCTTAAATGGATAAAATTTTCCTTTTTATTTGTTCATTCAAACAAAACTTACGAAGTTTGTAACAAGTGTAAACTATGATAATTTGAACTAATATGGATATTCAAGAAAAAGCAAACTCTTATGCTGATGGGAAAGCAAATGAAGCTATAACAAAGGCCATTGCTCAGGCATATATAGATGGATACAAAGATGGTTATAAGAGCGGTCAAGAAAATGCTCAAATAGGATGTAATGATGCGGAATTTGTTGACCTTGGTTTGTCGAGCGGGACTTTATGGGCATCTGATTATTTGAGAGATGAAAATGGAGAAATCTGTTATTTTACTTATGATGAAGCTTTGCAATATAAAATACCAACAATAGAACAATATAATGAGTTGATATTAGCTTGTTTGAGAAGAGGTTTTAAGGATGATCTTAACCAATACAGTGGAGTGTATTTTCTTGGTGTTAATGGCACTATGATGACTTTTAATAAAACGGGTAAGATTGGTTTTAATGTTATTATGAATCAAGATTCTTCCTATTTTTGGTTGTTAAATGATAATAAGGCTAATTATAAAACGAGTGCATGTCTCACTTCTAGTAGCAACTCAAAAATTGGCGTGTTTTGCGGATTTAAATTACCAGTTAGACTGGTACGGTAATCATTAAAATTTTCCAATCTTACTGACAACCCTTGTCAGTGCTTTGTGAATACCCGGTAACTGCTTTGTGGCGGTGACCGGGTATTTTATTTGAATATAGATACCAATAATGATGCAATGGCTATAATAGTATTAAAAATTAGAAGCCATTTATCGAAATTGGCCCCTTTACGTTGCTCTTCGCGGTATTTTTGTTGAGCAAGGATTTCCTTCTGATGCAACTCACGATATTTCTGTTGGGCGAGGATTTCTGATTTCTGAATTTGAAGAAAGTTGTATTGCTCTTCCATGAGAGCGCGTCTTTTCTTCTCATCCAGAGCCTTCATGTAATCAGAGTTTCCTGAGAATCCAGAGCCTATTTCAAAACCAAAATCATTCTTATAAGAATCAAATTCATTCATATAGATATAATTAAATTATACTATGGGCATACAATATGTGTGCCAGAGAAACGATGTCAAAATGTCATAAATATAGAAATTATAAACTTAAACAAATTGAGAGATAAAGCCTACCAGTGCGCAGTAGCCCACGGATGGCACGAAGAGAACCTGAGTGACGAACATTTCCTCTGCCTGGTCATATCCGAACTTATGGAAGCTGTGGAAGCAGACCGGAAAGGGAAACATGCGAAAGTTGCAATGTTCAAAGAATGGCAAGGGAATAGCGTCCCATTGACCGAAGAAACTAGGAAAAGGAGATTCATGGAATACTTTGAGGCATTTATCAAAGGGACTGTCGAGGAAGAACTTGCCGATGCCTGCATCCGTCTGCTGGATTTGGCTGGATTGAGAGGATATGATTTGGATAGCTTTGACTACGAAGGAAGCGATACGGAAGATTATTCTGATATGACCTTCACGGAGTCCATGTTTAGAATCTGCGTCTATGTCACCGACAACTTCTACAGGGATGAACCATTTATCCTCCTGAATGAGATATTCGCTTTCTGCCGGGATAGAAATATCGACATCTTCTGGCACATCAAGCAGAAAATAAAATACAATGAACTTCGTCCGTACAAGCATGGAGATAAAAACTACTGACCATGAAACACGCATTCTACGCCTTAATCATCATACAAGCCCTGTACGAGCTTGTGAAGCTGCTCAAATGTAAATCCATATACCGACATGTAAAAGTCTTTCAGAAGCTGGATAAGACATCAAAAAGATGGTATCTGATGGCGCATCCGTGGCTTCATGTTGCATTATTCATGGATACTATCGGACTTTTATTGCTGGGGATGGGATTGTTTTCAAGCCAGTGGATATGTTTCCTTGTTGTCTTGGCCATGAGTTTCAGTCAGATTCAAAAGCTGGGAGAATGGGCTATATTCTTGGACAGTCTGGTTACGGTCATCATCTACACTTTCGCCATCCTGAATGCATATCACTTGGCATAAAAATAGGGAGCCAGCCCACACGATTAGAAGCCAACTCCCACACACGATTATGATGCAAATATAAGAATTTCCAACTAAATAAATCGTGCTATGACAAAAGAATTTTCATCAATCGTGGAGTTGAAATCAATACGTGAACAGAAATCAAGATTATCAGAACGCGAGCAGGAGTTATCCTCCCCTATCCTGACTGATTTTTCTCTCATCCCGGAGATTTATGAGTGGTTCAGGGAGATACTTTCCGGGGCAGATTGTCCGCCCAATCCGGAAAGTGTTACCCAGCGAAAGAAGTTCCTCTTCATTGTGTTGTTCTTGTTCGCCCCTAGTGTGCTTGCCGGCGGACGGCTGCCGAACGGTATCCGAGCAGAAATTTCCGGCGTGTTCCCGGATGTTTCTCCGTGTGTAATATCAAACAATATCGCTGATGTTTCCTTTATCTACCAGCAGTATAAGGATTTCCGGCAGGATATAGAGTACCTTTACTGCCAAATCGTAGAAAGATTGAAATCCAAAGGACTAATCAAGTAACAGAATGTTTCTAATGGGGATAAAGTCCCTATGCTTAAATTTTTATGTCTAACAAATTTAAATTTTAAAGCCGAGTCAGAAGAAGAACAAAATCAGGTTGGGAAATAGTTCGACAAGCCGACAGATTAGCTCAACAGCGTTATGGAAGTAACTCTGACAATCCTAATAATCTTGTAAATAGGATTGCAGGCAGGTATCTTGGGAGCTTTAATAGAAGTGGAACCAGTTGGAATACACAAGTTTCAAAACGTACTTACATGGGACTTAATGATGGGTAATTAGTAAAAGAACTAATCAAGTAAAAAAGCCGGAACGTTATGCTTCCGGCTTTTTGTTCACTATCAATTTAGCAATTCTTGAACGAAAGATGTAAATGTTGAGCATTTAACACTTTCTATTAAGTTATTATAATCTTCTTTTTCAAGACAACTCACAAGGGAGGATACATCACTTTCATGTTTGTCATATTTTGATCCAATCAGGCCATAAATATCTCCCATAATTCTTGCTGGATGATAATAGGTAATCTCTGGATCATCATTCTCCAAATCATAATTTAGCTTAGACTTAATAAAATCATTTGACAATGTGCCATCAATACGTTCAAATATGTTAAATCCTAAAAACCATGCTTCAACCTCCATTATTGCAAAATGTAATTTTATATATTGAGCCAGGTTTTTAGCGTCTATTTCCTTTTGAGCTGAATTTCTAAATTTTTCAATTAATTCTAAGTTTATATTTCTTACGCCTCTATTTTTTTTCTTGTAAAAGTCCCCATATACATCTCTTAACCCTATAATCTTGGTAAATCCCTTTTCATGCAATCCATTTGCTCTAGTAAAGATTTTAGATAATACAGAGTTGTCATTACCAACATTTACAAGCATATAATAGTTATGAGCCATTTTATCACCATATTGATAAGGAGCTTCATCCAGATTATCACAAATCAGGTTATAACAATTGATTCCTATATCTTGGTAGTCGTACATCTTTAGAAGTAATTCTCTGACCAAAATTAATTCAGCTTGTCCTTCTACAAAAACTGCTACTTTCTTCATTTTTTATGTCGTGCAATAAAATCAGATGAGAATAAATCAAAATTATTAAGTCCTGTAAATTCAAAATCTTCAAATAATTCAGGAGAATTATATATATTTATTGCAGTAACTTTATCGCCTTTACGTTGTAAAATATTCCAATATTTCAAATCGACAACGTCCATTAAAAAACTATCGTTTGAAGTAGTAATTAATTGTATATTATTTTCTAAACAGAATTTATATAGGTATTTACCTAATTTTATGGATCTATCATAATCTAATCCCTCACAAAAATCATCAATAACAATTGTCTGTGTCTTCTTTTTTTGAGAAACAATATAGAATAAAAGAACAAGAATGTATAGTGTTCTTTGCATTCCTTGAGATAACAATCCTTCCCATAAAAATGTGCTTACATCTTTTTCATTAATCTGTAAGACTCTTATATCAGATTTCTCATCTCCAATTTTTACAATCTTTATTTCGTCAATAGAATAATCTAAAGCATTTAGTTCCTCCTGAACCTTTAGTTTCAAATCATCATTTAATTTTTCAAACATTGGGATAATACTTTCTCCTTTAGACATAGTACTAAATAGGTTGGTACCATTAGGAAACATATTAATCTGATTAAATAATATCCCATATGAATTTTCAGCCCAATTTACTATTTTTTCAATTTGAGGATATAATTTTGTATCTCGTCTTACATTGATTGTAAGTTTATTACTTGGAGGGTTAATTTCGTCGTTAAAACAGATAGTAGAGTTTTCATTCCTTTCTATTAAGATGTTTTCGTTATGATCAATTAGCTGTTCCAAGGTAATATTCCCTTGAAAACATGCAAATGAATATGTCAATTCTGTATCATTGTCTGAAAAAATAATTTTATAGAAAAAATTATCGTGCTCAGCAATTTCTTTAGTTTGGAGTATAACAGAGACTAAAGAATTTAAGGCTTCTATTGTTTTTGATTTTCCAACAGCATTACGGCCTACGATGAGACTTGTTTCTGACAAATTGAGACCATCTAAAGACCATCCAGGTGTAACATATTCGAGACTTTTCAGTTTCATAATCGTATTAATTATACTAGAATTTTATTTTAATCTACAAAGATACAATAAAGCATTGAATTTATCAAGTGACAGATTTTTATGCTCCCAAAAACTGTAAAGCATAATGGAATAGTTATTTCCAAATATAGTTATATCTTAGTTCGGATTCATCATTCTTAAAACTATATGATACGGAAATTTTATTTATTGTACCATCTTCATTATAAAAGTAGTCATAATATGTCCAAGAATCTGAATATGATTCCTTTTTAGATTTTCTTTGAATACGACCTGAAGAGTCATATTGGTATTCATATTTTTGCTCTAATGATTCTCTCCCTGTATCTCCGTTGATATATGTTTCTTGTAGTAGATTTCCATGTGTGTCGTACTCAAAGATAAAGTTCCCGAACAAAGAACCGTCATTAAGCATTGTCTTTTCTATATAAGCGTTATTCCCTTCGTATCTATATTCGCTTATATAGCCAAAATTTTTACTAACCCAAATGTCTTTTTCTACTGTTTTTATCAATCTTTTTTGACTATCATATTCGTATGTCCATTCTTCATTCAGGTCTCCATCGTCATCATATACCAACATGCGTGACACGGAATCAATGTTGTTATATTCATATTTACGTTTTTTTTCAAACAAAGTAAACGTATATTCGTTCATTTCCACTACACGCTTTTTGTCGTCGTATTCATATTTGTAATTGTAATCAATCCTATCATCCAATAAAGCATTATAGTAATTGGTGGTTTTTTCTTGCAATGTTCCGTCTGGATTATAGATATACTGTTCGTATAGTTCTCCATATTCATTTATCTCGCCAAATTTCTTTTCGTGTTCGTTTATTACAATTTCAGACAGAACTTTATTTCCACTATTTCCTCCGGGCTCTCCATCACCATCGCTACTGCACCCTACAAAAAACAAAGCCACTAGTATAGGCAGTATAAATAACATTTTCTTCATTTTACTTTGGTTTTATTGATTAAACATCCATTTCTAATAACTTCCTTAAATCCTCAAAAGAGTGAACTTCATAAAGAGTTCCTTTCACTTTAACATAACCGTTTACTTCTGAATCAGGTGTATTTCTCACAAATAGTTCCGAAATGTCTACATCTAAAGCATTTGCAATACGTTCTAAAGATTGTAATTGCGGATAATCACCTCTTAATGTCTTATTAAGACTAATATCAGATATACCCATCTTATCAGCCAAATCTTTTTGAGTAAGACCCTTAGACTGGCAAAGTTCTTTTATCCTTGTTCTAAAATCCATAATACTACATAGTTTTATTGCACAAATATAGGTGTTTATACTATATAATACAATGAAACGTGAAAAATAAATCTATATAGTTTTATATTTAACATAAATTATCTATGTAACTATTGCATAATTAAACTATATAGTCTTACTTTGCAGTATCAAATAAAACGAAGTAGTATAATTAATAAAATATAAAGAACTATGGCAATAGAAAAGAGAAATCAATTAAAAGAGATTATGAGTCTTGCTTGGTCATTTGTACGCAAGAACGGTTATTCTATGAGTGAGGCGTTGAAATGTGCGTGGACTAATATCAAACTTCGTGCATTGCTTCATAAGAAGGTGGTTGAGTTCTATTTCAAGAAAACAGACGGCACGCTACGTCAGGCTTTCGGTACTTTAATGAGTAGTAGAATACCAGAAAAAAAGGGTACAAAGAAAACAGCAGATAACTGCCAGGTGTATTTCGATTGTGAAAAAGAAGAATGGCGTTGTTTCAAAAAATGCAACCTTATAAAGATAGCTTAGTATTAATATTTAAAAGAATATGACTTATGAGAATTATAGACTTTAATCCTGAATTGCACAAGATAACATTTACTAACAAACAAGAAACAGTAATAACTGAATCAAACATTATGTTATTAAAACGAATGTTCAACAACCCCGAAAAATACCAGTATTACATGAAAACACTTTGGCTGTTGCGTTCTCTGAGTGAAAAGAAATGTTGTAAAGATGGCATGATAGACTCTAATGATGAAGTTTACCCGATATTTAGGCTTGCAAATGAACTTATTGGTAGTCTGCTACGAGAAGACACCTTTTTTGACTGCGAAGGTAATCTTATGCAAGGCTTTAATCCAAACATGATGAAAACTGCAATGTAAATCCCTCACACGATTATTTTGAAACAATCAGCCAAATGTTTGTTCTGATTACGGCAATTTTTAGGATAAACATTTGGCGGTTGGTAATTTTGCCATAGAATGAAATGCGCTTCGTGGCAGTTGCGCTGCAAAGATATTCAAGGCATTTCTTTCAAGGGGTAAACTGCCACATCAGACCTCTTTTAAGATTTGCCTTTTTTATATGTCAAGCGTGGCAGGTCAAGGCAAGGCATTCAGGTGTGCATGGGTTCGAATCCCAGCTTGCTACTACGGTCAAAATAAAATCCTCATTGATGAATTGACCGGCCATCAATGAGGATATGTTTAATTCAGGTTTTACAGCGTATGAACAAAGAAACCATAAATGAATCCCAATTCATACGGTACAAAGATAAGCAAATTTCTTATTGTACCTACAATGGCAGGATATATATTTCTTGCAAGGGGCTTAATTCTGATGTCGGGATAAGCATAAGCAAATGGAAATCAAAGAACATGTCGCAAATAAAAACGTATGCAGCCGAAAACGGATTGAAACTAAGAGAAATCATGTATTTTGGCCAGTATCTAGAAATCGGCATAGCCTTGATGTATTTCGCAAATAATAGAGAATTGACAGAGTGTGTAAAGAATCAGATTGGTAATTTAAATTCAAATAATATGAATGAAATACAGGTTTTACAGAAAACTACCTTGTTGGGTAAAGAACTAACCGTTTATGGCAGTGCAGAGAATCCGTTGTTTCTTGCTAAAGATGTAGCTGAATGGATTGAATATGCAAAAACATCACAAGATAAATATGATGTATCTCGTATGGTTGGTACTGTTGATGAAGATGAAAAGCTGGTACGAACAATTTTCGTATCAGGTCAGAACCGTCAAGTCTGGATGCTCACAGAGAACGGTTTATATGAAGTCCTGATGCAAAGCCGCAAACCGATAGCCAAACAGTTCAAGAAAGGCGTAAAAGCCATACTGAAAGAAATCCGAACTAAAGGCGGTTATATGGCAGTAAAATCGGATGATACGCCAGAAGAAATCATGGCAAAAGCCATCCTGTTAGCAAACTCAACCATCGAAAGGCAGAAAGAACGAATATCTGTACTTGAAACCGAAAAGAATCTGGTAGAAGAACAGAACAGACTGATGGCGCCAAAAGCTGCCTACTTCGACAATGTCCTTCAAAGCGAAGGATTGATAACAACAAATATCATAGCCAACGAACTTGGCATGAGTGCCAAAAAGCTGTACAAGATATTAAAAGATTTAGGCGTATTGTACAACCAGAATGGGGTTTACATGCTTTATGCCAAATACAGGGGATTAGGTTATGACAAGTACAGGACACACACCTATACAAGTGATACCACTGGTATGCAGGTTGCAAAGCAATACTTGTGTTGGACGCAACTTGGTAGAAAGTTTATACTTGATTTAGTAAACAGTAAATCGGCAGCTTAAAAACCGTTCATACACACGTCATTAAGTTGGCGTGTGTATAAAATGAAACAATTGGCATATTGTTTCGTATGTACTAGCAATTTATTCTGTTTTGAGGTAAGTATATACTATTTTTGAATAGTAAAATATTAATAATCAAATGAAAACAATCAAATATAATGGCCAAGAAGTAGAAGCCTACTCGCTGATAATGACGAAGGCTAATGCTTTGGATATTCTCAATGGCAAGAAAGTTATAGAAGCTCGTAAGCTAAGTTCTAAATACGAAAAGATGTTTACAAATTTCAAGCAACTTGAAGAAAACGAGAGATTAAGAAAAGAAGGACGTGAAAATGAGTGCCAGCCTATTCTGCGTACTGATATAGAAGCAATTCATTTTTATAGCACAGGCGCCCCATGGTTTCTTGATGTGGCGATAGATGAAATCGGCATTGGTGAGGTTACTGAAGAGGGCATAAAGTTCATGCACGAAGAATTTGATTTTCACGATTTCGACGAACAGTTAGAAGAGTTCAAGAAAAATCCACCAGAAGAAATTCCATTGTTTTATTACCTGCATATTAGTGAAGTGATTAACCATGAAGGATTAAAATAAGTCAAGCCGCTTTATGCGGCTTTGTCTGCATATAGGTAAAAAGATTGTTTAATTTAAATTCAGGATTATGCCAGAAGTTTACGCAACAGGCTCGGATGGTAAGAAGTACCGAACAAGAGCGGACTATGAAGCTGGACGTTTTCAATCAATGGGCACAAACGCTGCTCAGAGAGCGAGAATCAACAGAGCAGTTGGCGGTAGAGTTGTTTAATCATGAAGAAGGCTATAAGCATAATTAAACAAGTCTCAGAGCTGACAGATAGGGTTATATTGTTTCACTCAGCATCGGGTAAGGACAGTATAGCCCTTTTAGATCTTATGCACCCCTATTTCAAAGAGATAGTATGTGTTTACATGTATGTAGTCAAGGACTTGCAGCATATTAACAGATACATCAACTACACCTGCAAGAAATATGGTAATGTGAAGTTCATACAAGTGCCTCACTTTGCGGTATATTCATATCGTAAGAGTGGTTACATGGGTTGTATAAAGAACGAAAAGCAGAGGCAGTACAGTATGGCGCAGCTTACAGAGATAGTCAGAGAAAAATATCATATAGACTGGGCATTTTTCGGGTTCAAACAATCCGACTCAATGAACAGACGGTTGATGCTAAGGACGTACAAAGATGAAGCTATCAATGAAGCGCAAAAGAAATGTTATCCCCTATCAGCTTACAAAAATGTTGATATTCTGAACTATATCGAAAAGAAAAGTCTTATAAAGCCGGAGAAATACGGTAACAGCCAGTCGGCAGGAACGAATATAAGCGATATGAACTATCTTTTGTGGCTCAGAAGTAATTTCCCGGCAGACTTGAAAAAGGTTATAGAGGAATACCCTATGGTAGAACGATTGTTGTTTGAGCATGATTATGAAGGAACTGAAACAAAGTGAGACAAGAATAATAAAACGTTCGCAGATAAATCTGAATCCGATAAACCCTAAGAGGCATTCGGATGAACGTATTAGACTGCAAAAGAAAAACCTGCAAAAAGTCGGTTTTCTTGGTGGTATTGTATGGAATGAATTAAGCGGAAACCTAATAGATGGGCACAGGCGTATCAAGGCTATGGATATGTATTACAAATACGATGGTACTTCTGATACAGACTATAAGGTAAAAGTGGAGGTTGTGAACCTTGACGAAAAAAAAGAAAAGGAACAGCTTACTTATATGGCAGTAGGAAACACCAAGCCTGATTTAGATTTGCTCGCGAGTTATTTGCCTGATATAGACTATTCCGAAGTCGGGTTGAGTCCTGATGAGTTGAATGATATACTTGCGATAAGTGAAGTTGATGCCAATTCCTTATCAGAGTCATTAGATGACTTGTTATTGCCAACAGACTTCGATGGTATAAAAAATCCTATTCCTGAAGATGCTGCACTGCCATATGAAGAGAAGAAAGAACACATGAAAGCGGTAAAGCAACAAGTAAAAGAATCTGCATTTCAGCACAGGCAGGATGAAGATGCTTATATAATACTTTCATTTTCTTCTTTTGAGACAAAATCAGATTTTTGTGATTTGTTGGGTATCAGTACGGATGAAAAATTTGCCAAAGGAGAAGAGGTTTTGAAATTGATTGAGTAATCAAAATAAACAGATACGCGCGCATGGGAAAGAAGCCAGACATATCGAAATTCAGAGAGGTCCTTCATAAAACAGGTGGAAATCTCTCTAAGGTTGCTGCTGTATTCAATGTAACCCGAAAAACCGTGTATGATTGGGCCAGAGCAGACAGCCAGTTCAAAGATGCTATCACCGACGAAAGAGGTTCTCTGGTAGATGAATGCCTTGTATCTGCACGTGTACTTGCGCTTGGTATCCCTGAGAAAGATGAAAATGGGAACTTTATCGGATGGCGTGAACGTCCAGATGGGTATATGATTCGCTATTTACTTTCCACATTAGGAAGAAAAGAAGGTTTTGGAGACCGAGAAGACGAAGACGCAGACATTCCAAAGGATATTGACCACGGAATTTCTATCGACTCATGGATTAAAGACAAGCTGAAATGATTGTACCCCAAGCGATATATCATCCGTTATATACCGATAGCGAGAAGTTTATCATTCTCATTACCGGTGGCCGTGGATCGGGAAAGTCTTTCAACGCTTCTACCTTCATAGAGCGGCTGACGTTCGAGATGACTCCCACAGAGAAGATAGTCCACCAGATTCTTTATACCCGTTACACGATGGTATCTGCCGGGATGTCTATTATTCCTGAAATGATGGAAAAGATAGATTTGGATGGAACCACGAAGTATTTCAAGACCACCAAAACCGATATAGTAAACCGGATGACCGGCAGCCGTATCATGTTCCGTGGTATCAAAACCTCTTCAGGGAACCAGACGGCCAAGTTGAAATCAATTCAGGGTATCACCACCTTTGTCTGTGATGAAGCAGAGGAATGGACCAGTGAGGACGAGTTTGACAAGATTATGCTCTCCATCCGTAAAAAGGGAATCCAGAACCGGATTATCATCATCATGAATCCCTGTGACTCCAATCACTTCATCTACAAGAAATACATCGAGAATACTCACCGGCTGGTGGAGATTGACGGCGTCCAGGTACAGATTTCCACCCATCCGAATGTACTTCATATCCATACGACTTACTTCGACAATATAGAGAACCTTTCTCCTGAGTTCCTGAGAGAAGTCAAGGAAATGAAAGAGAAGAATCCGGAGAAGTACGCTCATGTGGTTATCGGTCGATGGGCGGACGTGGCCGAAGGTGCCGTGTTCAAGAAATGGGGTATTGTGGACGAGTTCCCCATGTGGTGCAAGAAAGTGGCTATTGGACAGGACTTTGGTTATACCAATGACCCATCGGCTTCTATCCGGTGTGGAATCATTGACAATGCGCTTTATCTGGATGAAGTGGATTATAGAACTGGATTACTTTCTGGGGATATTATAAAGACGCTACGCCCGTGGAATTTGAGAGTGATTGCCGACAGTGCGGACCCGCGACTCATCCAGGAGATTCATAACGGAGGGATTAAAATATACGCGGTAGAGAAAGGGCAAGGTTCTGTCAATGCCGGTATTGACAAGATGCAGGGAATGGAAATATTCATTACCAAGCGTTCTTATAACCTGCAAAGGGAGTTCAGAAATTATGTCTGGGCAAAAGATAAGGATGGAAACTACATCAACAAACCTGAAGACCATGATAATCATGGCATAGATGCTGCACGCTACTATGTGCTGGGAGAACTTCTCGGTAGAATTATGAAACCCAAAGACGTTTCAGGAATATTTGGACATTAAACTTTGAGATATGACTATAGAAGAAATTTTAGCTATGCCGGAAGTAGAGAGAAAAATCTACTATCTGAAAAAAGGACGAAAGACCGAGCAACCAAACGCTCACGCTCTTTACAACGACTGGAATCCGAACAAGCACGAGATAGTGATAGATGAAGAGAAATACCCGAAAATCAAAATTACGACCCAGCCTGAGAAACGGATTACAGACCCTACAACCGGGAAAGAATATGTTGAGCCGGCGGTAAGGAAAGAAGTTGACCCGAACAGGATTGCTCTTCCTATCGAGCAGGACATCGTGAATATTCAGACAGCCTTCACCGTGGGAACAGAACCGGTCCTTGATTGCCAGCCGGATGAATCGGAAGAAAGCCTTCTTTCCACATTGAAGCAGGTGTTCAAGAAGAACAAGTTGAAATACCAGAACAAGAAAGTAGTCCGGGCATGGCTGGCCGAGCAGGAAGTGGCCGAATACTGGTATGTGGTGAAGGATGACGGCTTCTGGGCAAAGCTCAAACGAAAGATTTCAGGAATCTTCGGCAAATCAAAACCTGAATACCGTCTGAAGAGTGCCATCTGGTCTCCGTTCCGTGGCGACAAGCTCTACCCTTTCTTCAATGACCAGGGGGATTTGGTGGCCCTGTCCCGTGAATACAAGAAGAAAGATCTGAATGACGTGGAGATTACCTGCTTCATGACCATTACCAAGGACATGGTTTATCAGTGGGAACTGACAAGCAACTGGACTGACAAAGGCTCATTTGCACATGGATTCAAGAAGATGCCGGTGATTTATATGTACCGTCCGGAAGCGTACTGTGAAAAGATAAAGAGCCTCCGTGTAAGACTGGAGAAGCTTCTCTCAAACTATGCAGACTGTATCGACTACCACTTCTTCCCTATCCTCATGCTTTTTGGTAACGTGGAGAATTTCTCAGGTGAGTTCAAGAACCGTGTTGTCGAGTTGACCGGCCAGGGAGCAAATGCCCAGTATCTTACCTGGTCACAGGTACCTGATACTGTCAAGTTCGAGGTAGAAACCTTGCTGAGCCAGATATATGGACTGACCAATACACCCAGAATCTCTTTTGACTCCCTGAAAGGTACAGGAAACGCCGTTTCCGGTGTGACTTTCGATTATGTGTTTATGTCCACCCACCTTAACGTAGAAAATCTGAACGAGATCGTCGGCGAGTTCATGCAACGACGTGTAAATTTCCTTGTCTCCGCGTTGGGTTCCGTGAATTCCACCCTTGAAGAAGCCTCCGAAACCATCGATGTGGATGTGCAGATGCAGCCGTATAAGCTGGAGGACATCAAAGACAAGATAGACACAGCTATCAAGGCCAAGGACGGTGAAATCTGGTCTCAACAGCGGGCCATTACCTTTGTGGGGAACGTGGATGCAGTTCTGGATGAGATTGAAGCCATCAAGGAAGAGCAATCTGAGAAACAGAAGAACGACATCGAGAAGCAGAAACAGCTTTCCTCTCTTAAAAGTTCCAGCAGTAAATCTGAAGAATAGAACAACCCAGTCAGAATATTTACGGGGATAATACAAAACAGAATGATATAAATCTAAAATATTGACTATTTGAGTAGCGGTATCTTTCGAGGTATCGCTATTTCCTTTATCATAGTAAAAACATGAATACTTCTTTGTAATTATTCGTTATTTTACTATATTTGCATCGTAATTAAGTCTTAAACGCTATGAGCTACAAATCAGTTAAAGACGTTGTAACGCTGCTTACTGAAAATGGCTTTTGGTTCGTGAGGCAGAAAGGCAGTCACATGGTTTACACTGATGGTAGCCATGTAGTGATTGTACCCGACCACGGCAAGAAAGGCGTTGAGAAAGGCACTTATTACAACATTCTGAGGCAAGCGGGGCTAAAATAGCCCCCGCCTCTTTTGTTTAACGATAAAAAGGAGGTCAGTATGAAAACCGTAGAAGTGATTGTAGAACATGCTGGAAATAATCTTAGTGCCTATATTGAAGGTGCTCCGGTGATTACTGTCGGTAACGACGTGAAGGAAATCGAGAAGAACATGAAGGAAGCTGTTGAACTTTACCTGGAGTCATGCAAGGAGATGAACATCGCTCCAGTGGAAATTTTGCAGGGAGAGTTCACATTGAAGTTCAAGATAGATGCTGCCACCTTCATCAACTATTACAGCAGTATTTTCACAAAGGCCGCTTTGAGCCGGATCACCGGAATCAATGAGCGCCAGTTATGGCATTATGCGGCTGGAGTACACAAACCCCGTAAACAGCAGTTGGAGAAGATTCAGAAAGGTATTAACGCGCTGACAGAGGAACTGGCAGCTATAAATTTGTTATGATTATTAATTAAATATAATGGAGGATAGTACAATGAAAGCAAAAGATGTAAATCCAAGTAATTTTAAGGTTGAGAATGTTGTATTTGAAAATGATGATTTTTCTATAGCGATAGGTATTTGGGAAAATGGGGAAAGAAGAATGGCAATGAGATGGAATGGTTATGGAGATGATCCTGGATACCCTAAATTATTTAAAAACCCAGTCTGGTTCATCGTTGATGACTCTTTAATATTACCTTTTCTGAATGCTTTAAGGAACGTAAAAGATTCTGACAAAAAAGAAATAGAAGCAGCTATATTGAAATTTTAAAAGTATAATTGGATGATGATCTAGCGTGATTATTTAGGTAGTCACGCTTTCTTTTTACCTAAAAACGAACATTTCCCTAATTGTTTCGTATCGTTAGCCTTTAAATTTCCCCTTCCCTTTCTCTATAAGTAAATTTACCGTATGAAATTATTAATCAAACTCATACGGTATGACAATCTTTGAACAAATCTTGGCAGGACTGCAACAGAAATTCGCTGGGGTGGACACTGCCACACTCACCCGTATCGCCACAAAGAAGGCAGAGGGTGTAACGGACGAAACGAAGGTGACCTCCATCGTTGAGGGTATCTCATTTCAGGACGTGATGCAAAACTATGGTGATTTCCGTGCAGGACAGGCGCAGACTTCCGCTGTTTCAAACTACGAGAAGAAGCATGGACTGAAAGACGGGAAACCAATCGAGAATCCGAAACCAGAACCACCGAAACCAAACGACCCTCCAAAGCCGCAGGAGACAGACATCGCAAAGATGATTGCCGATGGCATTGCCGCCGGTATCAAGCCGTTTGCCGACAAGCTGGCCAAAATGGAGGAAAATGAAGCGCAGGCGCAGCGCAATTCTCAGATTTCAGCAGTGGCGAAGAAGTACGGTATTCCCGAATTTATGCTGAAAGACCGCAACATTCCTGAGAACACGGACTTGGATACTTATTTCAAGGACATGAAGCAGGATATGTCTAACAACGGGTTTCAGTTCTCCAAAGCTCCTGAGACTGCCGAACAGAAGCAGGAGAAAGAAGCGAGTGAGTTCGCCAAAATGATTGAGGCGGACACAAAATCTATTGTCGAACAACAAAACAAGTAATTTATGTCAGCAGGATTTAAGTACAACATGGAGCCTGAACCGTCCATCGAGGAACGCTATGATGTTTCTACCGGAGTAAGACGCAGAGGGCCTTACAAGCTGGATACGACCAACCTTGTCGCTGGTTCATTTCTTCCATCCTTCACTCCCATTGCCGCCGACTTAGTAAAGAAAACCGCTCAGGTGGCCATCCGTGTAGAAGTCTATGAAAAGTTTACCACCGGTTCCAATACCACTTTGAAGATCAAGAAAAACTCTTTGGCTTATGTGGGTATGCATCTGGGTAATGGTTCTCATGGAGCTACCATCAACAGTATTGACAAATCAGACAAAGCTTTCGATAAGTTGACGCTGTCTGCCGACTTTGGCGAAACATTGGAAGCTGGTACTGTACTCTATGAAGCTACAGCGGTAAGCGGCACAACTCCGAAAGTCATTGCTAACTCAGCCTTGTACGGAAGAGTACAAGTAGAAGAAGGCATTGTATTAGTTGCTCTTTTGATGCGAGCATTCGAGATTGAGCCTACCAAATTGGTTATGCCTTTCTCTGACATTGACAAGGCCAACATGCCGCATTTCCAGTTCAACGCTCCTGACGTTACTCAAGGTGGAAAGGCTGTAGTTGCCAAAGCGTCTTCCAGTCAAGATGGCTTGATGAGTAAAGAAGACAAAGCTAAATTGGATGGTATCGCATCCCAAGCCAACAAATTCACTTTGTCTGCAGCAACATCTTCTGCTCTCGGAGGTGTAAAGCAAGGTGTTAAAGTAGATGATGCTACTGGGCAGGAAGATGCACATACAAAATTGAATGCCCTTCTGGCATCTTTGAGAACAGCAGGTGTAATTGCAAGCAAATAAAGAAAGGAGGTAAAACATGATGCTAACTATTCATACTCTGTTTAACGACCCCAACATCGTTAACGCCGTTATTCAGCGTGTCCTTCAGACTCGTAAGGATACAATCTACTGGCAGCAGTATCTTGATTTCCGTAGAACGACTACCCGTGTATTCAAGGACTACATCGGTCAGGTTACTGGAGTGATGGCCGGTTCTATCAACTCTCGTTATGGTGAGAAGCCTATCCGTGAACGCCGGAATATCGGCTCAGGATATGGTGAAATCGCTTATCTTGGCGATGCTTACCAGATTTCCATTGACCGCCTGTCCGAACTTCAGGACTTGATTGACAAGTTCAATGCAGCTAAACCTGCCGACCAGGTAGCAGCCATGCAGGAAATCGTGAACTTCATCTATGATGATTACCGTCAGGTACTTTTGGCAGCCCACAAGCGCATGGATATTATTGTAGGTTCACTTCTGATGACCGGAGAAGCAACAGTCAAGAATAAGGATGACAATGCCGGAGGCGTTGACCTTCTTAACATTGAATTGCCGTTCAAGTTCATCAAGCCTGATACTGGTGCGAAGACGAACTTCATCACCTATTTGCAGCAGCAGATTAATGCACTGAAAGCGGACTACGGTAATTTCCAGAAGATGATTATGTCACGAGGAACTTTCGTGAAGAATATCATCGGGTCGGCTGAGTTTGGTGACAAGTTCAAGATGCAGCTTACAGGAAATGAGATGTATCTTTCAACCGGGTTGATTACATCTCAACTGGCTTCCCAAGTGTTCACTGGCATCGGGCTTCCGGCCATTGAAATCAAGGAAGATTACGTAAAAGACCAGACCGGAAAGAACGTGCAGATTTACGCCGACGACCGTATCACCTTGCTTCCGCAGGATAAGGTCGGTTATATGCGTTTCCACACTCCATACGAAGCAGTGGACGGCGTACCGGGACGTAACTACACCCAGGCAGACGGTGATATGCTTATTTCCGGTTACAAGGACAAGAACGGTCGTTATCTGGAATACACCGCAGAGTGGATTCCTCAGATTACGAACCCGAATCTGATTGTGAACTTTGATTTGTCAACCATGAACGCATGACAGTAAATGACTACATATCACAGAAGTTTCAGACCTTCGGCATCAACTTGTCGGAGGCTGACCTTTTGGAGATAAGTTTGTCTTCAGAAGTAAGCGGAGAGGATGAGATGGGCCCGTCAAACATCGGACTTGTTTCGGTGTCTATGGCGAAGTTTATCCCCTCTCTTCTACTTCGTGCTACTTCCATCAGCGAGAACGGTTTCTCTATGTCCTGGGACACCAAAGGCTTGAAGGAATACTACTCATTCTTGTGCAAGAAGTATGGCCTTGAAGACACACTGTCAGATAAACCTAAAGTCAGATTCCTATGATATTCGCGCCACATATATTACAAATCAAGGTTACTACTCCAATGGAAACAGACGAGTTCGGCCGGCCTATTCCCGGAACCGGTGGAGAAAGCTGGCAGGACGTATGTAAGTGCCGGTGTGATGATAACTCCACCAAGGAGTTTACTTCGGAGAACGGCGAGGTGTACCGACCGAACTATCACATAGTCTGTGAAAAGAAAACCTCCCTGAAGGCTGGCGATGAAGTCAGATGTATGGATGGCGATAATACCAGGGGAACTGGCAAGGTTTATACGGTAAAAAATACTAACTATTTTGGTTACTCAGAAATATGGCTGTAAAATTTGATTTTTCGGACGTGGATAGCTTTTTCGAGCAAGGAATAAGTGAAATTCGTGACATCGTAGATAAAGTTGGCAATGAGGCTGATGAATACGATGTGAAGGATGGCTCTTATCAGGACAGGACAAAAACACTCCGTAGGTCAAATAAACACAATGTTGAGGACGATTGTAGTCTGACATTGTACAATGATGCAGCAAGCCCCCAAGGGTATCATTATGCGTCCAATGTGGAAAGCAAGGGTTTCAGAGTGAGAAGTGGAGGGGCATTATATGCTGAGAAACGATTAAAGGAGGAAATAAAATGATAGTTACCACCGACATAGCGAACATACTCTATCGTGATTGCCAGCCTTTTGAAATTGACATCGTTCCACACGGTAAGAAGCTGACGGGGCCGATGAAGTCCGAAAGGATTGTCATTCACTCTAAGAAGCAGCAACCGGAGACGTACTGGAAGAAGTCTTTCGTAGAAGTGAACCTTTGCGTTCCTGACTTGAAAGAAGGTGAAGCTAACACAATACGTTG